GTATATTCAGACAACAGAAGGAAATGTAGTTCACTATGGATATATAGAAAGCTTTATAGAAAAACTTGGAGAAAGATTTAATATCAGAGAGATTGCCTTTGATAGATGGGGTGCTGTTCAGATGGTGCAGAACTTAGAAAATATGGGATTTACCGTTGTTCCATTCGGACAAGGATTTAAGGATATGTCACCACCTACTAAAGAACTCATGAAATTAACACTAGAAGAAAAAATAGCTCATGGTGGGCATCCTGTTCTTAGATGGAATATGGATAACATATTTATTAGGACAGACCCTGCAGGAAACATCAAAGCTGATAAGGAAAAGTCCACAGAAAAGATTGATGGTGCTATTGCAACAATCATGGCACTTGATAGGGCGATTAGGTGTGGGAATCAAAACACAGAGAGTGTTTATGATAGCAGAGGAATTATTTTTCTTTAGAAATGATATTGACAAATCGTTTCTAAAGTGATAATCTAATTTAGAAACAAAAATTAAAAATCATTTCTAAAATTAAGGGAGGAAATATTATGCTAATTGATAACACAGCAGAATTTTTTGAAGAACTAACGAAAGCTACGCTTACTAACTCGGGATGGGAAGTAGAAGAAAAAAAGGGATTTATTTACGCACAGCATCCAAATAGAACTAGCATATTTCTTTGTGTGGTTGGTAGATGTTTATCTGATGTTAATTCAAAAGAAACGCCAATGATTTCGGCAAAAATGGGTAAAATTTCAAAAATGATGGAATCTATGAATGAAATTGCAGACAAACCTATTCCATGTATTAGTTTTGGCGTTGCAAAATTTTCTATGGATAATTTTGAAATTGCTATTGTTCCACTTAAAGCTATAGAAGATAATGCAAAATCTGGTTCAGTTTACTCAATAACAAAGAATGGTTATTTCTATAATTATACTCAAATACATGATACTGAAATACCAAAAGATGCAATATTAAGAAAAACATGGAGTTCGAATTTTTAAATGATTAAAGTTAAATAGCGCATGTCAAGCACCTCTTCGGAGGTGTTTTTCTTTGCCAAAAATTAGGAGGAACATATGGGAATATTAAGTGGTTTATTTAAATCCAGAGATAAGCCTACTAACAGAACAAACGGAAGTGCATACAGCTTTTTGATGGGTGGTTCTTCTTCCGGAAGAAGAGTAAATGAACGCTCGGCTATGCAGATGACAGCAGTATATAGCTGTGTCCGAATACTCTCTGAAGCAGTCGCAAGCCTTCCACTTCACGTCTATTTACGGACAGATACAGGAACAGAAAAAGCAATAGACCACCCTCTATATAAGGTGCTTCATGATGAGCCGAATCCCGAAATGACAAGTTTCATTTTTAGAGAAACTATGATGACGCATTTGCTTTTATGGGGCAATGCCTATGCACAGATAATCAGAAATGGGAAAGGTGAGGTATTAGGTCTTTATCCACTTATGCCAGACCGAATGAAAGTAGATAGGGAGGATAAAGGCAGTATCTATTACGAGTATCTGGTAAGTGATGGAGATTCCAATCTTGGAAAACAGGGAACGGTTAAACTAAATCAAAGTGATGTTCTTCATATTCCGGGACTTGGATTTGATGGCCTTGTTGGATATAGTCCGATTGCCATGGCTAAAAATGCGATAGGTATGGCAATTGCCACAGAAGAATATGGTGCTAGTTTCTTTGCTAATGGAGCAACACCTAGTGGAATATTAGAGTATCCGGGAACGGTAAAAGACCCACAGGCAATGAGAGATAGCTGGTCTAAAGGGTTTTCAGGAAGTAATTCACATAAGGTAGCAATCTTGGAAGAAGGAATGAAGTATACCTCGATTTCTATTTCTCCCAATGAAGCACAGTTTTTAGAAACAAGAAAATTTCAAATCAATGAGATAGCTAGAATCTTTAGAGTCCCACCTCATATGGTAGGTGACCTTGAGAAGTCTAGCTTTTCTAATATAGAGCAGCAATCTCTTGAGTTTGTAAAGTACACTCTCGATCCTTGGGTAGCAAGATGGGAACAGTCCATTGTTCGCAGACTTTTTACGGATGAGGAAAAGAAAAAGTACTATGTCAAATTCAATGTGGACGGTTTACTTCGTGGAGATTACCAATCAAGAATGAATGGCTATGCTATCGGCAGGCAAAACGGATGGATGTCTGCCAATGATATTAGAGAATTAGAAAACCTAGACCGTATTCCAAGTGAAGATGGCGGTGATTTATATCTCATAAATGGAAATATGCTCCCGCTTTATCGTGCCGGAGCATTTGCAAATGATGATGGAAAGGAGGAAACAGAAAATGAAGAAGTTTTGGAAGTGGAAGAATCAGGTGATAAGCCAAAGCGAAGAGGAAGTGACAGAACGCATCCTATTCCTTAATGGAACGATAGCTGAAGAATCTTGGTTTGATGATGATGTAACACCACAGATTTTCAAAGATGAGTTAAATAAGGGAAATGGAAACATTACTGTTTGGATTAACTCTCCAGGAGGCGACTGTGTAGCAGCAGCTCAAATCTACAATATGCTAATCGACTATAAGGGTGATGTCACAGTCAAGATTGATGGCATAGCAGCAAGTGCTGCATCTGTTATTGCAATGGCAGGTACAAAGGTTTTAATGAGCCCGGTATCCATGCTAATGATCCATAATCCTATGACCATTGCTTTTGGAAATAAGGGTGAGATGGAAAAAGCTATCGATATGCTTGATGAGGTAAAAGAGTCAATCATCAATGCTTATGAAATTAAGACCGGACTGTCTAGAGCAAAATTATCTCATCTAATGGATTCAGAAACATGGATGGATGCTAATAAAGCTGTAGAGCTTGGTTTTGCAGATGACATCTTAAAAAGAGGTGAAGCTAATGACATGGAAATTCCACAGGTTTCTATGATGTATCAGGAGGCACAGGTTGTAAATTCACTGATGGATAAGTTAGCTACTAAATGCAAGATAGAGAATAAAGAAACAAACAAAGGCATCAAGGCGGACGAATTAATGGACCGTCTTTTTTTAATGAGAAATTGGAGGTAGAAAAATGAGTAAGATTTTAGAGATGATTGAAAAACGTAATAAGGCTTGGGAAGGTGCTAAGGCATTCCTTGATAGTAAGAGAGATAAGGACGGCCTTATTTCTGAAGAAGATGCTTTGGTCTATGACGAAATGGAAAAGAAGGTCCATAATTTCAGCCTAGAGATTGAGCGTCTACAGAAGATGGAAGAACTAGATAAAGAACTATCCAAACCTACATCAAATGCTATTGTAACAAAACCTATGAAAGTAGATGAAAAAGAGGAGAAGGAAGGCAGAGCAAGAGACGATTATAAAAATGCGATGCTAAATGCTCTGCGTACGAACTTTAAGAGAGTAGAAAATGTACTTCAAGAAGGTGTTGATGCAGATGGTGGGTATTTGGTTCCGGATGAGTACGATGATAGATTGATTGAGACGCTTGAAGAAGAAAATATCATGCGTTCTCTTGGAACAACTATCACAACAAGTGGACAGCATAAAATCAATATTGCTATGTCAGATCCTGCAGCAGCTTGGATTGAAGAAGGTGGAGCACTTAACTTTGGTGATTCTAAGTTTGCACAGGTGCTTCTTGATGCACATAAACTTCATGTCGCAATCAAAGTAACAGAAGAGCTATTATACGATAATGCATTTAAACTAGAGGACCATATCTTGACAGCTTTTGGTAAAGCACTGGCAAACGCAGAGGAAGATGCTTTCCTAAACGGTGATGGTACTGGTAAACCAACTGGTATTTTTAATAAAACTAACGGAGGAACTTATCTAAAGGATGTCACAGCAGTAAAATCTGATGATTTGATTGACCTTATCCATGCATTAAAACGTCCATATAGAAAGAATGCTACTTTTATCATGAACGATAAGACAATCGCACAGGTGAGAAAGCTTAAAGATAACAATGGTGCATATATTTGGCAGCCATCTTATCAGGAAGGTGAGCCTGATAGAATTCTAGGATATCCAGTTAAGACTTCAGCTTTTGCTCCAGAAAATGCCATCGCATTTGGCGATTTTAGCTATTACAATATTGGCGATAGAGGAGCTCGTTCTTTCAAAGAACTTACTGAACTATTCGCAGGTAATGGAATGATTGGTTTTGTAGCTAAAGAAAGAGTTGACGGAAAGCTTGTATTAAAAGAGGCTGTTCAGATTCTTCCAATTAAGGCTACATCATAATTAATGGAAAGGGGTGCTGGTTATGGTTGTAAGTCTAGAAGAAATGAAAAACTATCTTAGGGTGGATACCAGTGAAGATGATAATCTTATTAGCACCCTTATCCAGTCTGCAGAGAAGATGTGCCTTGCTATTGCAAGAAAAAATGAAGAAGATATCATCAGAGAAAACTTTGAAGAATACAAGGTGGCAGTTCTATACGGGACTGCCTATCTTTATGAACATAGAGAAGAGGCAGACCATCATGAGTTAACAATTACACTTAGATCTATGCTATTTGGAGCAAGAAAGGCGGAATTTTAATGAAAGTTTCACTATTAAATGAACGCATTACTATAGAAAAAAGCAAAATTGAAGTGGATAAAATAGGAAACCATAAAAATGTGTGGAGTAAATACTATTCTTGCTATGCAACTATCAGCAGTGAAAGCCCACAGGAGGAAACAAGTAGCGGTGCTATATGGGATGAAAGCAAGATTGATTTTACTATTCGCTACAGTAGAGATGTAGCTGATATTTCATCAATGGGTTTTAGAGTAATCTTTCATAATTCTATTTATGAAATAAAGGGGATTGACCATATGAATTACAAGAAGAAAAGTATGAAACTGCACTGCAGGAGAGTGGAAAGATGAGTAATGTAAAAATAGATAGCCTCTCATCTGAAGTGATGAAGGAACTTGAAAAATATGCTGATGTTACAACTGAAAAAGTAAAAAAGGCAGTCCAAAATGCAGGAAAGACTGTGCGTGATGAAATAAGTAGCAACGCTCCAAGTGATACAGGTAAGTATTCTAAAAGCTGGACGGTAAAAACTGTGAGAGAAACATCAAGCAGTCTGGAACTTGTCGTTCATTCTAAAAATAGATATCAGCTCACTCATCTTCTTGAGTTTGGTCATGCAAAGCGTGGCGGAGGTAGGGTATCCGCTAGACCTCACATTGCAAACGCTGAAGAAAAAGCTATAAAGATATTTGAAGAAGAGATAAAGGAGGCGATTTCAAATGGATAAGCTACTAGAAATTATAGAAAAAATTGGATTTCCGAGTGCTTATCACCATTTTGCAGAAGGTGAATCACCTAATCCACCTTTTCTTATTTATATCTTGCCAGCAAGCGATAACTTTTCAGCGGATGGAAGGGTGTATTTTAAAGCAAATGAAGTTCATATTGAAGTTTATACAGATTACAAAAATCTAGATATAGAAAAGAAGGTAGAAGTCGTACTAGATGAGTACGGTATTTTTTATAACAAATCAGAAGTCTTTATAGAGTCTGAAAAACTCTATGAAGTCCTATATATTTTTGAAATGGAGGTAAAGACAAATGGGAAATAAGGTAAAGTATAACCTTAAAAATGTTCATGCTGCAAAGCTGAAAAAAGATACAAGTGGTTTATTTACTTACGAAAATCCAAAGGCAATACCGGGAGCTGTCAGTATCAGTCTTGATGCTGAAGGGGAGTCTAGCCCTTTTTATGCTGATGGTATTGTGTATTTTAGATCAACTGCCAATAACGGATATAGTGGTGACCTTGAGATTGCACTTATCCCAGAGTGGTTTAGAACAGAAATTCTAAAAGAAGAACTTGATAGAAATGGTGTGCTTGTAGAAAAGGCAAACGTATCTGAAACAGAAAAGTTTGCACTGTTATTTGAATTTGATGGTGACATCAATGCGATTAGACATGTCCTATATAACTGCTCCGCATCTCGTCCGTCCATTGAATCTGAAACCAAGGAAGATACGATTGAACCTGGAACAGAAACACTATCACTTACAGCAGATCCAAGAGAGGACGGTCTTGTAAAATCAAGAACTGGAGATACTACATCAGCAGATACTTATGCTAATTGGTATAAGAATGTGTATGTTCCACAGGCTAAAGGTGATGCACCTAAACCAACAGGACATTAAGGAGGTTTTATGCTAGAAAAAACAGTAAGAGTAGGAGAGGTTGATGTAAAGTTTCGTTCGTCAGCTACAATACCAAGACTATACAGAATTAAATTTAAGAGAGATATTTTCAAGGACCTGTCAAAATTAGAAAAGACATTTAAGGCAAGTGAGGGTTCATTTGAAATAGATGACCTTGAGATATTTGAAAATGTAGCATATATCATGGCTTACCATGCAGATAGAAGCATTGCCGGAAATATTGATGATTGGCTTGATCAGTTTGAGATGTTTTCCATTTATGAGATTCTACCTGAAATACTTGAACTTTGGGGAGCAAACCTTGAAACAGAAGTTCAGTCTAAAAAAAACTTCCAAAAAGTAGCAGGGAAATGACAACGGCCCTATTTCTACTTAGATGTGTGGAAATAGGGCTAAACATTTCTGAACTAGATTTACTAACCATAGGTATGGTACTTGATATCTGGACTGAAAAAGCAAATGATGGAGTTAAATATAGTAAGGTGGCAGGACAGGATGAATTTGATAAGTTCTAGTTTAAACACTGTAGTATTCTTGGTATAATGGAAAAAAAACTATATGGGAGTATTAATATGGCAATTAAGCTAAATGATTTGTTAAAAATTCCAAATTTATCAAATGTAAAAATTCGTTTCAACATAAAAAGTAATAGAATTGGTTTTGATCCTATTAAGGAATATCATCAAAGCAGGGAAAGTATTTTAATTTCAAATTATTACAACTCAGAAAAAAGAGTGTGGTTTAATGAAGGAGATATCGTAATAGGTCTACTTCAAATGAATAAAGAGAATTGCTGGCTATTATTTGATATTGCAAAGATAACGAAAAATTATCATAAATATAGTGTTCCAAATGCCCAAAGTAATACTTTTTATGAACATGAGCCACTTGGAGAATATAGTGATTACTTTGGAAGACTGATTGTAAAAATACATAAATCTTGGCAAATGCCAATAAGAAATGCTAATACAGTTATTGATAATATTGAAGTTTCAGAACTTTTGCCGTCTGAATTTGATCAACTTAATACATTCCCTGGATATGATAGCGTAGATCTTTCTTGGTTGGAATTAAAAACCGTTCTTGAAAGGGACAACTGGAAAACAGCTTTAGAAAATCAGAAAGGAATTTATTTAATCACTGATATTGCAACAAATAAGAGGTACGTAGGATCCGCCTATGGTCAAAATATGATGCTTGGAAGATGGAATGAGTATGCTAGTACAAGGCATGGCAATAATGTTGAATTAAAAAA